ATACCCATAACCTAAGAAGGATAAAATTGCGTTTAAAGAAAGATCGTACTTACGCACGAACTCAGCAACCAATGATGTTGAAGAAGAAGTTGCTATACACTCTTTTAATGGGAGCATATTAGCAGTTGTTGTATCTACAAAAAATTTTTTTGCAAATTCAATAACAAACTTATTCTTCGCAATAATTGATTTAGCTAAACCTGTCTTAACACCAATTAATTGGAGTAAAGACAAGTATTCTTTAATAACTTTTTTTCCAACTATAACTCCATCATCACCTAAAACAGCATAGTTTTGGAATCATTCATTACGTCCATATGCTTTAAAATAAGCATATTGGATAAGTGAATGATGTGTTAATGCAAGCATAGCTCATGATGACAATGCACCCATAGGTTGACCAACACCATAGTGAACATAATCAGGTTTTTCCTCCTTACTAAGAGGTAAACAATGATCAAGTATCTCTTTGGTATAACCAACTTTATAGGCTCGAGCAACTAATAAATGTCTTCAATTTTCAGCTACTTTAACTGAATCATTAACCTTCTCCTTTAACAAATATTTAATAATAGTTTGCTGAAGGGATATAGGCAATCGATCAGTAGCAGCTGATAAATCTATTGAAGCAAATACCTTTTTTGAAGGATTTGCTCCAAACTTAGACTGCAATTGCTCGATTGGACTCATTTGGTTAAATGTTCCATCCTGATTAAGTTTTCTCAAAAGAGAGAAGATAAAATCATGAATAGGAGACAATAACCATTGAGTTCATGCATCCACCATGGCAAAAACTCTAATCTTACCTGCAGCCTCAATCTTGAACGATAATTTTCCAAGGAATCCTTCACCTTTGGGGTAAGGGACACACTTAGATCATAAGTTCGGATTGTCTAAGATAGGATTAGAAGCCATGGCACTAATTTCCAATCTATTAATCATACCAGGAGCACCTAATTCATTACTCAAGACTTTAAACGCCTCCTTTAAAGGAGTACGTAAAAAGAGTCGAGAACTAATAATTAGAGTGTTCATGGATGTATTAACATCTTTGATTTCACTATAAAATTTTGGGGCAATGAGTTTCATCTCATTACCAATCAAAACTCTAGTTTTATCATCTTCAGTTAATACATTTGGTCCAGATTTCAAGATCGGGTAAATTCGAGGTTGATCAAGTTTAGGGATCTTACCAACTTGTTTAAAGAGTAATGGAATAAAAGATAAATTAATATAATTATCCCAATCCATTAAGAATTGCGTTAAATCAGGACCTTTATCGGTTATAGTAGCAAAGGATAATGATCCTTTAACCTCTAAAATACGATAGAGCCCTAATAACGTCATTC